CATTACAGTGCCTAGCGCGTAACCACCGAAGTTCATATGCTCAAGCCCAGGGTTTGCCTCCATGAAATCAGCATTCTCCTGCTGAAGCATCGTCTGACCACCCGTTATTGATGAAGGTGCGCCCATAATCGAGTTATCGATAGTCTGCGCTTGAGCCTCTGCGCCCTGTTGATAGTCAGGCATAAACCATCGAGCGACAGGGCTTAACTGACCGACCAGACCGGCTGCTCGCACCCAATCCCCAGGCTGCTCGGCTATCCCTTCAGCCTGCCCCATCCTGAATGCTTCAAAGGACTTACCGGCCCTGTCGTAATCAAATGGCTGCGGGTTTAACCTGCCCCTGCCGAAGCGGTCGGTGAATGTATCACCATTACCATAGTCCTCGGCTTGACCGATTAGACTGTTGGGACTATTTCGGTTGAAGTAGTTCTGCGGCATTAGTTGATGCTCGTAGGCTCATCTTCATAGATTGGCGTGGCGACCAGTTCACCGTTGACCCGTGCTGAGCGTACCTCGATGATTCTGGGCTTTTCCTTCTCCATCTTCATCTCACCGATAGCACCGACAGCGACCTCGCCCAACTGTGAAGCGATAGCCTGTATCTGCTGCATCATGCCAGCAACGTCTTGCGCCAGGGCTTGATTGAACGCCATTGCAGCCTGTGCAGCTTCCTGCTTGGATCCCTCGATAATCCCTGCCGACTCGTTGTTCAGCTTGTCAATCGTGAGCTTGGCGTCCTTCTGGGCTACGTTAGCCATTTCCTTAGCGACCTTGGCCTCGAATCGAGCCTGTTCAGTTTCCAGTTTAGCTATCAGCTTCTCGACCTCAGACTTGGCAATGTCCACATCGTTAGCCTCCTGCTGAATCTGTGCGCCTTGCTCCTGAATCATCTGGGCCTGCTGCTCGACCTGCTGCATCGCCATCTGAGCTTGTTGCATAGCGGCTTGAACAGCGGGGTCTTGCTGACCACCCTCGCCCTCGTTCATCTGCTGTTGTATCTCTGGCGGGAGCATCGCCTTGAGTCGGTCGGCTATATCCTCGGAGTAGGGCAAGTCCATTGACTTGAATATCAGGTCGCCAATGTACGGGAATATCTGTGGGTTGCCCTGTAGCATCTGATTGTACGTCTCAGAGGCTTCCTGTCGCTGTGTGCTGAACGATGGGCCTACAGTGATAGTCGTGTCGTAGCGACCAACGGATAGGTCGTTTATCTTAATCCGTTCACCTCTCGGGCCTTCGGCAAACGTGTTCACCTTGACGTAATCCTCGGCTCCATCTGAACCCAGAATGCGTAACTCGCGCTCGGTGTCGTATATCTTCGGAATCAGGTCTACCAGAATCTCATAGGTCAGCTTGTGTGCCTTCGCCATGTTGTCTTGATAGTTGTACGTCGATACCGCACCCTGCTGCTGTCGAGCTATTTCCTGACGGCCTGAGTTAGCACTATTCGGAGCGCCTACATCAGGGGCGAAGATACCCGTAACCATATCGATTTCCTGTGCGCTGATTTGCGACTCGGTAATCAATGCTGACGGGATGTCGGCTGCCCCCATTCTCGGCGGTGCGCCTGGGGCTTTGGGGTCTGCGTTATACAGCAGGAACGGAAAGTTCTTCTGATGAGCCTCTGACCATTTCTGTGTGTGTCCTTTGGCCTGCTCTGCCGTAACCCAGTATTTCGACTGAGGCTGCTGGGCTATCGTTTCTGAGATTGCCGTCCTCGCCAGATTGTAGGCACGTTGCGGGTCTTTCGCCCAGCGACCTATGCCGTACCAGATGATTTTGCCATCAACGACGAAATACTCACCAAAGCTCATTACGAACGGGAATATCGACCCTGCCCACTCGGTCGGGCCTTCAAGCACTGAATCACCAGAGGCCAGTATCATCATAATCTTGTGCGTGTTGATGGTTCTCTGCTTGAGGATTAGTTCAGGCTGCGTAGCTTGGATTGCAATCGCCTCATCTGTCGCAGCGTCAACGACCTTGCCATCAGCAAGCTGATATAGGGTCTTTTCTGTTGGCTCCTTGTACCAATATTCAGCCACTCGCACCTCGTCGGAATCACCCCATTCCTCATCGTCATCGAACTCATGCGATTCAAACTCAACAACGTCCTTATCTCCGTACTGGGCTTCATAGTCTTCCCTCGGCATCTTGTCGGTCAGTATCCAATACTGCGCGTCACGCTTCCGCATATCCTTGGCGGTCGGGTCGCAGAATAGGCAGAACGGGTTTTGGATTTCCTCGATGGTGATGTCCTGCTCGAACATGGAATCGGTCGTGTAATCCGTGTTGATTCGCCATGCACCCATACCGGCAGAGACTTGATACTCAGCCGCATAATCGACGGTCGTTTCGAAGTCGGAAGTGTTCAGGATATTCCTTGCCAATCCTTCCAGTATCTCGCCGGTCTTCTTGTCACCACCCTCAACAGGGCGAATCTTCGCTTGTGGTCGCTGACTGCGTTGCTCGTTGATTATCCGCTTTGCGACGATACGAACCTTGTTGAACTCGTAGCAAGGTCTATCGCCGCGCTCTTTCTTCTGGCGGTCTTCCCACTGATACCCAGGCTCGTTGATGAACTTGAAGTCCAACATTCCATCGCGCCGGTTCTCTTGGTCAGCTTCGAGCGCCATCTTGAATCGCTCCCGCATCTTGGTCAGGAGGTCGAGTTCTTTCTTGCTTTGCTTTTTGTCAGCCATATTGTTGTCCACGCCATCCGGCATAAGGGTCGCCAATGTCTGCGGCCTCGGTAATTGATTCTTCGTAGACGATGGACATCAGCCCGTATGCGTCTGCGCCGTGACTAGCCCAATCATGTTCTGGGCCAAGTCCTATGTTTCTGTTTTCATCCTTACGCTCGTGATACCAACCTAGCGCATCAAGACCACCCTGGCAGCTAGTTTCGTTAAACCACACTGACGGAAATGTTCTCCGGCAGGACTCGATTCTAGCCTTAGCTGCGCCCTTGCCCTGATTCGGTACGACCGTTACCTTGTAGCCTGCGTCTTTCAGTGCTGACTCATAGCTCACATCGTAAACCTTGTCGTTTGTACTTCCGTCATGCGGTAGCCATATCTGAGCGTCATCATAGCCCTTGCTGCGGAGCCATGCTAGGTGAGTCGCTAACGGTTGACCAACAGCCTCGTAGTAATCAAGCACCCTGACCTCTCGGCCAATGAACTGAGCCACCCACATCGTGAATGCGTCAGCCTTAGCACCTGTTCCACCAATGTCGCAGAATACCCGTAACGTCATCAATGGGTCAGCCGATACATTGCCGATACGATGCTCGCTTCTGGCTTTGGTTAGGTCACTAGCAAAGTAAGCACCAGCGACAATCTTCACATAAGCGCCTTCCCAGATATGGTTTATCGCGCCAGTTAGCCTCGACCACTATGCTGCCGGTCGGCTTCTCTGGGCCTCGCAGCATGATATCAATCGGGTCAATCTCTCTGCGGGGATTCCAACTGAACCATAGCTCGCTGTTCTCTGCGCGTATCGTGGGACGTAACATTGAGAGACTGCCTGCTGTGGCCGTATGTGCCTCCTCCCACCACGCACGCTTGAATCCTTCCAGACTTTTTATGGAGTCCCTTGTGTAGTCGTTCATCCCCTTGAAGATAATCATTCCGTCTTTAGGTGTCTGGATGACATCGCGGAATATCTTGAAGCCTTGCGCCTCGCCCAGGTTGAAGCTGTCTAGCTTGGTTTCAATCAATAGCTTGGCTGATTGGGCTAAATCCTTCTGAACCTCGCGGATACAGATAGAGCGCAGACCTTCACCCGACTTACCAGGCTCGGTAACAGAATCATCGATTAACTGGTCAGCAAAGAAATGACTCTTACCGCTACCGCGACCACCGTGAGCGCCTTTGTAGCGCGATGGCTCTAGCAGCGGGACAAAAGCCCTAGCTGTCGGTATGTTGAGGATCGACAATTGTCCTCCGCAATTCTTCTACCTGCACTGGCTTATTACCGCATTCTAGCACAGTCGTCTGCGCGGGCCTGCCTTCAAGTCTATCAGCGATAAACGCAAAGGCC